GTTCAACGCATGGATGGACAGCAATACGCGACCACAGCGACTTTAACAACAGCTATTAATACTACAGATACAACCCTTACCCTTTCTTCGACTGTGGGACTTCCTTCAACTGGGTTTATCAAAATACAAGACGAGACAATTAACTACGGGTATGTCAGTGGCAATCAATTGGGTAACTGTTTCCGTGGACAAAACAATACTACAGCAGCTTCTCATGCGATTGGGACACTGATTAGCTACCAGAATCTTCCAGCTTTCACTGTATGGCCTACTCCTGATGGGTCACAACAGTATCAGTTTGTTTATTGGAGATTACGCCGTACCCAAGATGCGGGCGGTGGTGTCAATGTGATGGACATCCCATTCAGATTTATTCCTTGCATGATTGCAGGTTTGGCCTACTACATCGGGATCAAGACTCCAGAAGGCGTTAATCGTCTTCCCGTCCTAAAAGCCCAGTACGATGAGGCTTGGGAATTGGCGGCTGGTGAAGATAGGGAAACAGCGGCTCAGAGATTTGTCCCGCGTCAACAGTACATTATGGGGACATAATGGGGAATAAGTTTGCATCGGGTAGAAATGCGATTGCAGAATGCGATCGTTGTGGCTACAGGTATAAACTAAGTATTCTGAGGAAAGAAATTGTAAAAACCAAGGTTTATAATTTGTTGGTTTGTCCGTCCTGCTGGGACCCAGATCAGCCTCAGTTGCAATTGGGTATGTTTCCTGTAGACGACCCGCAAGGTTTGAGAGACCCAAGACCAGATTTAAGCTACCAAGCATCTGGATTAACTGGGTTACAGATTGAGTTGGGTAGTAACAATACTATAAGTGAGGATGGCTATCCAGCGGGTGGCAGTCGAGTTTTTCAATGGGGATGGAACCCTGTGGGTGGTGCAAGTAGTTTTGATGCGGTTTTAACACCAAATTACTTGATGCCCGAGGTACAAGTTGGTACAGTTACGATAGTCACAACATAGGAGTTAATCATGGCTAAAAGCGATAGCAAAGAAGACATGGCAATGGACAAGAAACAAGACGTTGCAATGATAAAAAAGGCTTTTAAACAGCACGACTCGCAAGAGCATAAAGGCGGCAAAGGTACAACTTTGAAGCTAGCCAAAGGCGGCAAAACCAATATGCAGATGCTTAAAATGGGTCGCAATCTAGCTAAAGTTGCCAACCAACGCAACACTGGAAGGGGTCGATAATGGCTAAAATGAGTCAAAAAATGGGCGGCAAAGAAGTGGGTAGTGCTGCTGTCTATGCTCCTCCTCATACCATGACTGGTAAAAAAGTAGTTGTTACTGAAACTACTGGGCCGACCAACAAAGAGTACATGAAGAACGCTAACGTGTCTGTGGCTAACACTCACAGCAATGAATACCCAGCTCCTAAAACAACTGGTATCAAAATGCGTGGCACAGGCGCGGCAACAAAAGGTTTGATGTCTAGAGGCCCAATGGCATGAACTATACGCAGTTAAAGACAACAATCCAGGATTACACCCAAAACTACGAAACTACTTTCGTAGCGGATTTGCCTGTCTTTATCTCGCAAGCTGAACAGCGTATTTATAACTCTATTCAGTTTCCGTCTTTGCGTAAAAACATGACGGGTGTTTTAACTGCGGGTAACAAATATTTAAGTTGCCCTAATGATTATTTAGCGTCATATTCTTTAGCAGTTTATAATTTAGCTACTCCTACAGCTACAGGTACAGCAGGTTTGTATACCATTGTAGTATCGAGTGCTACAGGGATAGCGTTACAACAATATGTAACAGGTACAGGTATTGGTACAGGCGCATATGTAGTGGCTATATCAGGCACAACTATTACTCTGTCTGTTGTTAATAGTAGTACGGTATCTGGCACAATGAGTTTTCAAAGTGATTTTCTGTACTTGCTTAACAAAGATGTTAATTTTATTAGGCAAGCTTATCCTGGCCCTACGGCTACAGGCGTACCTCAATACTACGCGCTTTTTGGACCAACTACTGCAGGGTCAACCATTACAAATGAGTTAACATTTATTCTTGGCCCCACTCCAGATGCTAATTATTATGCTGAGTTGCATTTTTATTATTATCCTGAATCTATTACTACTGCTTCCAGTGGTACTACTTGGCTTGGGGATAACTTTGATTCTGTGCTTTTGTATGGTTCTTTGGTTGAGGCTTACACCTTCATGAAGGGTGAGCAAGACATGATGTCTCTGTACAATGGTAAATACCAAGAAGCGTTGGCTCTTGCTAAACGTCTTGGAGATGGTTTGGAGCGTCAGGATGCATATCGTTCTGGTCAATTTAGACAGGCGGTCACCTAATGCTTTACCAAACAGCAACAACCAGCTTTAAAGTTCAACTGGCTCAAGGTCTACATAACTTTGGGCCTACCAGCCCTAATACATTTAACATTGCTTTGTTCACAGCAAACGCTAACTTGAGTGCATCAACCACACAGTATGTATCAGGAATGGTAGGTGAGTTGCCCACTGGTTCTGGCTATACGCAGGGCGGTAAACAATTAACGATTACCACTACGCCTACGGCTGGAGTCACCAACGGAACAACCGCATATTGGTCTTTTGCTGATGTATTGTGGTCACCTGCGGCGTTTACAGCTCGTGGGGCTATGATCTACAATGTGAGCCAGAGTAACGCATCTGTTTGTATTCTTGATTTTGGCGCGGATAAAACCTGCCAGAACTCATTCACGATCCAATTTCCAACCGCTGTGGCCTCCAGTGCCATATTAAGAATTGCATAAGGAGATAACATGCAGAACGAAAACATTAAACCCACCGAGGCTTCAGCAGTTTCTGTAGCCACTCGTGACTTTCTTTTAGAAGACGCTAATGTTGTTGGTGCTTTTACCGTGACTTGTACGGATGCTGACGGTAATCTAAAGTGGGAAGAAACCTTTAAGAACTTGGTGGTCAACGTAGGTAAAGAAAGTTTGTTAAATAAATACTTTGCTGGTACATCTTATACTGCCGCTTGGTATCTTAGCTTGGTAGATGGTGGAACATCTCCTACTTATAACGCCACAGATACAGCTACTTCCCATGCAGGATGGACAGAATTTACAGGTTATGCAAACGCCACTCGCCCAGCCGCTGCATTTGGTGTAGCAACTTCTACTGGTGGTGGAGCAGGTTCAGCAGGTACGGGATCAATTGCTACTTCCGCAACGGCTTTTGTTATTACGGCGACAACAGGAACAGTAGCAGGGGCTTTTTTAATTACGGGCAATGCTAAATCACCTGCAAGCCAAACGGGATATACTTTATATTCTGCTGGTAGTTTTACAACTGGTAATCGTACAGTTTTGGCTGGCGATACATTGAACGTCACCTATACCGCTAACTGTTAAGGACTCATCATGGCTGCAAAATTTACAATTGGCGAAAATGTCAAAGTTACTCCAGCTCCTGTTGATCCTGCTGGCCCAGTAGAAGCTATGCAAATGGATGCTACGGGCAACATTCAGTATTTGATTTCTTGGGTGGATGAGAACAGCATAACCCAACAAAGATGGTTTGCGGAAGATCAATTGGTAGCTGCCTAATGTATGGCCGTCTATGATGTCTCTCAGTTTGAAACTACTCAAAATGGTAGTTGGGGGATATCCGCATGGGGCGATGCTGTTTGGGGTGGCACACCTTCTGTAACGGATACAACTTTTCCGTCTGGTACATCTAGTGTTCAAATCATTGAAAGTTTTTATTCGCCGTGGGGTGCTGGTGCATGGGGCGATGCTGTTTGGGGTGGGGACTCTTCTTTAGTTGAAGTGATTACTGCTGTAGCGGTTGCTAATTTATCGGTATCTGAGACGGCCACAGTGACTGAGAGCGAAACAGTTATTGCCATCAGCAATGTTGCTTTAACTGAGGACGTCAGCGCTACCGAGACAATTACAACGAGTTATGTAACAAGTGCCGCTGTAACTGAAATCATTACAGCCACAGATGTAGTTGACGCGGGTAATACAATTACTCTGCAGATTATTGAAGGTTTTGCGGTAGGTTGGGGCATTTCAAGTTGGGGAGCAGGTGTTTGGGGTGGAGCGTCCACATTGATAGATGTTGTGACAGATTTTATCTCGTTCAACCCAGAGGTTAATGAAACCGTTACGGTGACAGATGCAGTTTCATCTCAACCCACCTATGCGCTTACGGTATCAGAAACAGCGACAGTCACGGATTCAGTCAGCACAATTCAAACATTTGCTTGTCCTATAGCTGAGTTGGTTGTTTTGGCGGATGTGGTAAACACAACCCAAACATTTGATTGTTTTATCTCTGAGACGGCGACAGCCACAGATAGTTCGTTTGGTGGGTCTGTATACAATTCGTCGTCAAGTGAGACGGCTACAGTAACAGATTCCTACGTTGTAGGGGGGTCATCTCAACTATTTGTGTCTGAGACTGCGGTGGCTTTGGACTCAGTGGCGGGGGGT